TACATTCAGAAACAGATAAAGGTACAGCAAATCTTAAAGATTGGGATTTGAAGTTTAGAGGATTTGATAATAGAGGTGGTGGTTTGATATGTGGTTTTATAGGTGGGAGTAAATAATGAAAACACAACTACTTTGTACATTCACAAAACGTAATAAATTCTATGAAGTAATAGATATTATTATAGCGTGCAATGAAATTGTGTTTGATAAAATTTATGTATTTCAGAATGAGAATGACCATCATCAATTAATATGTACGTATAATGTAGAATACGATGAAGATTTTGTAGAGGGTATACCAGATACTATTTCGCTCCATAGAAAAAAGAATACAAATACTCTCTACACTATCAATGCACTTAATGATTTAATTCGTGAATTGAATAATGGTAGATTAGATAAGACATTTCCTATTGAATGGGAAAATTATAAGAACTGTTTATTACTTAAAAATGAGGAAGGACTGAATAAAATACCTACAAGAATTTATACCATAGTAGATGTAAAAACTTGGGAAAAAGAGAAAAAATAAATTGTATTTTCGGATATTCGATTATACTTATTTATGAATCAGGGTTATACTTGATTGAAAATTGAAAATTAATAACTTAGAAAATGGAGAATGAAAATGGATTTAAACGCAATTAAAAATCGTCTTAGTCAACTTCAGACTACAAACACTCGAACATCAAATCTTTGGAAACCTTCACCTGGTACTCAGGTGGTTAGGATAGTTCCTTATAAATTTAATAAGGACAATCCTTTCATTGAGTTGTACTTTCATTATGATTTAGGTGGTAAGAATTATCTTTCACCTGTTTCATTTGGTAGACCCGACCCGATCGAAGAGTTTGCACAGAAACTTAAATCAACAGGTTCAAAAGATGATTATCGTCTTGGTAGAAAAGTTGAAGCAAAAATGAGAACTTTTGCTCCAGTTGTTGTCCGTGGTGAAGAATCACAGGGTGTACGTTTTTGGGGATTCGGAAAGACAGTTTATCAAGAACTACTTTCTATCATAGCAGACCCTGATTATGGTGATATTACTGACGCTGTAAGTGGTCGTGATGTCGGTGTAGAGTTCAAAACTGCTGAAGAGACTGGGAAGAATTTTCCTTCAACGTCAATTAGGGTAAAACCTAACCAAACTCCAATTACAGAAGATGCGGCTGAACTTGAATCAATTACAGAATCACAGAAAGACATTACTGAAATCTATCAGGAACTTTCTTATGATGATTTGACTCAAGCACTAAATGATTATCTTAATGGTGGTTCAACTGAAACTAAAAGTAAAGAAGAAACACCTAAAACAGATAGTCCTGTACCTAACGCAGTTAGTGATACTAAAGAAACATCAGCAGCATTTGATGATTTATTCAATAGTTAAATAAAAAACAAGATCGTGGGTGGCAGTCTACAGATCGAAGACCAGAGTTGGCTGTTATTGTACGCCTAACCACCCACATTTTTACTAACAATAAAATTGGAGATAATTTATGTCAACAAGAGATGAATTAGCTGGTGTTTTAGCTGACACTTTAAATAAACAATTCAAGGATATGAAAGTAGCATATTTTTTGGATGGTACAGATATAACACCTACTGATATAAAAGATTTCGTATCTACCGGTTCTACTATATTAGATTTAGCAATATCAAATAAACCTAACGGTGGAATAGCTGTAGGTAGAATTACAGAAATCAACGGATTAGAGTCAAGTGGTAAATCACTACTTGGAGCTCATATCTTAGCTGAAACTCAAAGACGAGGTGGAGTAGCTGTATACATTGATACTGAAACTTCAGTAAGTCCAGAATTTCTTAAAGCGATAGGCGTTGAAGTAGATAGTATGTTATATTTACATTTGGAAACTGTTGAAGATATATTTGAAGCAGTTGAAGAAATTGTTGTAAAAGTTCGTGAATCAGATAAAGATAGGTTAGTAACCATTCTTGTAGATTCACTTGCTGCAGCAACTACTAAAGTTGAGTTAGAAGCCGATTTTGATAAAGATGGTTGGGCTACTGCTAAAGCAATTATTATATCAAAAGCGATGAGGAAGATTACTCAAATGATTGGTAGAGAAAAGATAGCTTTAGTATTTACCAATCAACTTAGACAAAAACTCGGTGTAATGTTTGGAGACCCTTGGACTACAAGTGGTGGAAAGGCATTACCATTTCATGCATCAACTCGTATTAGATTAAAGAATATCGGTCAAATTAAAGATGTTAAAAAGAATACTATTGGTATGAAAATGAAAGCTCAAGTCATTAAAAATAGACTTGGACCACCTATGAGACACGCAGATTTCGAATTATATTTTGAAACTGGTATTGATAATGAAGGTAGTTGGTTACAGGTATTAAAAGATCATAAACTTGTGAAACAGGGTGGAGCGTGGTATACAATGCTTAATCATAAAGGTGAAGAACTTAAATTTCAATCTAAAGATTGGTCAAAACAACTTACTGATATTGAATTTAAAGAATATTGTTATAATTTAATTTGTGATAAAATGATTTTAAAATATGATAAGAATTTCGGTATTGATGATGTAGTTGTGGAAGAGGAATTTAGTGAGTAATGCAAAGTATTTATCTATATTTGAGGAAATAAAGAAAAAAGGTGGCTCATTAGACGAAGGTGAACCTAACGATAAGGTACTTATAATAGATGGCTTAAATACTTTTATTAGAGTATTTAGTGTTATACCAACTACCAATGATGATGGTATTCATGTTGGTGGAATAGTCGGTTTTCTAAGAAGTATTGGTTACACCATAAATATGATTAGGCCTACTCGAACTATCATAGTATTTGATGGGAAGGGTGGGTCTACTCATCGTCGCAAATTATATCCAAAGTATAAAGATAAACGTAAAACAAAATATAGAGTAAATCGTTCATACGACTTCGCATCTCCTGAAGATGAGAAACAGAATATGATAATGCAGTTACAGAGAATAGTTGAGTATTTAGAGACACTACCTGTAACTGTTTTGTCCTATGATAATATTGAGGCTGATGATACGATAGGTTATCTTTGTAGACAAGTTCTTACTGAATCAGAAATTATAGTTATGTCTACAGATAAAGATTTTCTTCAGTTGGCAAATGCTAGAATTAAAATATGGAGTCCGACTAAAAAGAAAATGTATGATGAGAAAGCTGTGTTAGATGAATATGGTATAACATCTCATAATCTTATTTGGTATAGAGTATTAGATGGTGATAAATCAGATAACATACCTGGTGTAAGAGGTTTAGGATTAAAAACTATACAAAAGAAATTACCGTTTTTGAGTGAAAATCGTATAGTTGAGATGGATGAAGTTATTACAGAATTACCAGAATCAAAAGATGTTATAGAATTAAATTATAAATTAATGCAATTATCAGATGTACATATAACTGGTTCAACTAAAACAAAAATAATTGAAAAAATGCGTGAACCTATCAATAGATTAATAAAGTTTAAATTTCAAAAAATGTTTTTAGAGGATAAGTTATTTACTGCACTACCTAATGTAATAAGTTGGTTAGCAAATACATTTAATCAATTGAATCATTATGCTGAGAAAACGCATGAGTAAAGAGTATAAGAAAGTATTACCATTAAAAGATAATGAAAAAGTTATAGATCAAATCGGTTGGTTACCTTTATCTGTTGTTGAACCTACAAGGAAGACTAAAAAAATATGGAAAAATGCTTATTTAAATGACGGATTAGATGAACAACGTAGGAGTGAAGAAGCAAAGTATTTAAGTGGATTGGGATTTAGTGAATTCCACGCGGGTCTAACAGAAGATATAATACATTACTGGTCAGTAGTTGATAGTGTAGTAGTTGATCCATTTGCAGGTAGGGCTACAAGAGCATTTGTAACTACTAAGTTAGGTAGAAAATATTATGGTTATGATATATCACCTAAGACAGTTGAAAGAGTTAAAAAACATTTAGACAGTTACAACATTGACACTACTATTTATTTAGAGAATGGTTGTGAAATGAAACATACTGCAAATGATTTTGCAGATTTAGTTATGACTTGTCCACCGTATCATCAATTAGAAAAATATGAATCTGTTGAAAATCAACTATCAGATATAAAAGATTATGAAACGTTTTTAGGAATGTTAAAGGTATGCGCAGTAAATATAAAAAGAGTTTTAAAACCAGGTGGATTTTTAGTTTGGGTATGCGCAGATTGGAGAGATAGTAATGAGTTTCGTTCATTTCATACTGATTCAATTAGAATGTTTAAGAATGTAGGATTAAAGTATCACGATATAATAGTGATGAAAAATAAAAGTCCGTTTGCTAGTATGCAGATTGGTAAAGTAGCCGCAAATAGATATACAAGTAAAATTCATGAATATATTTTAGTGTTTAGAAAAGAGGGAGAATTGAAATATCCGTCAGAACATATAAGAAAACAAGTAAGTAAATGGTGGTAAAATGAGTGAAACATTAACACACTTCGGAACATCATTTCAATCTAAGATTATAGCATCGCTTTTATTAGATGTAAAATTTATTCAAACTATTAGTGATATATTAGATTCATCTATGTTTGATTCTGATTCTAATAAATGGTTAGTTAAAACAATTAGAGATTATTATTATGAATATAAAAAACAACCGACACTTGAAGTTTTAAAATTTAAAGTTGATGAAATAGAGAATGATATATTAAAAGTCGGAGTCGTAGATAAATTAAGAGAAGTTTGGAAAAATGTAGAGGCTACAGATTTAGAATTTGTTCAATCTGAAACATTAGATTTTTGTAAAAATCAAACATTAAAAAGTGCAATCTTAGAATCAGTTGATTTATTAGAAAATAAAAATTATGAAGGTATAAAAACTATTATTGATGAAGCGATGAAGGCTGGTACTACAAGAGATTTAGGACATGATTATATTACATCGTTAGAAGAGAGATTAACGAAGTCAGCGAGAGATACTATAAAAACACCCTGGGATGTTATTAATGAAATAATGGATGGTGGATTAGGTACTGGTGAATTAGGTGTTATAGTAGCACCAGCTGGTATAGGTAAATCTTGGACATTACAAGCTATAGGAGCTGGAGCGTTAAAGAATAAAAAATCTATTGTACATTATACATTAGAATTAAACGAGAATTATGTTGGTTTAAGATATGACTCTATTTTTAGTGGAGTAACAACTTCAAATGTTAAGTATTATAAAGAAGATGTTGAAAAAAAGATATCAACTCTTGGTGGTAAATTATTAATAAAATATTTTCCAACAAAGGCAGCTTCAGTTCAAACAATAGGATCTCATTTAAAACAAATAGAATTAAGTGGTAATAAACCAGATTTGGTTTTAGTTGATTATGCGGATATAGTAAAACCTACGGGACAATTTAGAGAAAAACGACATGCGATTGGTAATATATATGAAGATTTAAGAGGACTTGCAGGTGAAGTAGAAGTTCCAATATGGACAGCTTCACAAGCGAATCGTTCAGCGTTAGAAGAAGAAATTATTGGTGCAGATAAAGTTGCTGAAGATTATTCAAAGGTTATGACTTCAGATTTTGTTATGAGTATGAGTAGAAAAGTAGAAGATAAAATAGCTAATACTGGTAGATTCCATATAATTAAAAACAGATTTGGTATAGATGGAGTTACATATCCATCTACTATTAATACGAATATTGGTCAAGTTCAGATATATGAAGGTAGTAGTCAGTTTGGTAAAGAAGCACAAAGTAAAATGGATAACAAAGAAGAATTTTTAAGAAAAGAATTAGCTAACAAATATAAAGATATGGAAAATAAAGTAGAAGGATTTGAATAAATTGTGATTTTAGTTTTGTATATATTATATTTATGATTGTTACACGATTAAGATTACAACGTAGGAGTTAAATGAATGGTTAAATTTCAGTTATCAGAAAATTTTATAGATAAGTATAAAAGAAAAAGACCACCCTTCGGTTTCAATGGATTAGGTGAATTAGTTTATATGAGAACATATTCTCGTATTAAAAAAAATGGTAAAAATGAAAGATGGTGGGAAACTGTTCGTAGAGTTGTAGAAGGTACATATTCTATGCAGATGTACTGGATTGAATCTCATAAGTTAGGTTGGAATCCCTGGCAAGCACAGCGGTCAGCACAAGAAATGTATGACCGTATTTTTTATATGAAATTTTTACCACCAGGTCGAGGTCTTTGGGCTATGGGAACCGCTATTACAGAAGAAAAAGGGTTGTATGCGGCACTTAATAATTGTGCATTCGTATCTACTTCTACACTTAAAGAGGATTATGCAAAACCATTTTGTTTCCTTATGGATGCAAGTATGTTAGGTGTAGGTGTAGGTTTCGATACAAAAGGTGCTGGTGAAATTATTATTAAAGGTATCAATCGAGACAGAAAAGAAGAAATTTATATGATACCTGATACACGTGAGGGTTGGGTAGAATCATTAAGACTATTACTGGAAAGTTACTTTCATGGAATGCCATTAATAGAGTTCGACTATAATCAAATTAGAGACGCTGGTGAACCGATTAGGGGGTTTGGTGGAGTATCAAGTGGACACGAACCATTAAAAGAAATTCATGAAGAGATTAGAGAAGTTTTAGATAAAAATACAGGTGAACCGATTACTGTTACTACTATTGTTGATATTATGAATCTAATAGGAAAATGTGTAGTTGCAGGTAATGTTCGTAGAACTGCAGAAATTGTATTTGGTGATCCATATGATGAGGAATATTTAGATTTAAAAAACTATAAAGTAAATAAACATAGAGAAACATACGGCTGGACTTCTAACAATTCAATATACGCAGAACTTGGTATGGATTATACTGATGTATGTAAACGAATAAATGATAATGGAGAACCTGGATTTGCTTGGTTAGAAAATATGAGAAGTTATAGTAGATTAAAAAATGGTAAAGATGACAAAGACCATAGAGCAGCTGGTGGTAATCCTTGTCTTGAACAAACACTTGAATCATATGAGTTATGTTGTTTAGTAGAGACATTTCCTAACAATCACGAATCTTTAGATGATTATAAGAGGACATTAAAATATGCTTATCTCTACGCTAAGACTGTAACACTTGGTAAAACACATTGGCCTGATACTAATAGAGTTATGTTGAGAAATCGTAGAATTGGATGTAGTGTAAGTGGGGTAGCTCAATTTATTACGAAACATGGGATGGAAGACCTAAGAAAATGGTTAGAAAAGGGATATAAGACAATACAAAATTGGGATTGTGTATATTCAGATTGGTTAGCAGTACCTCGTTCAATTAAAACTACTTCAGTTAAGCCAAGTGGTACAGTTTCACTCTTAGTAGGAGCAACTCCTGGAATGCATTATCCTGAGAGTCGTTTTTACATACGTAGAATGAGATTATCAAAACATTCAGAGTTAATAGAACCATTAAAAAAGGCAAATTATACAATAGAACCAGCTTTTGGTTCTGAAGATTCTACAGTTGTGGTTGAAATTCCAGTTGATGTTGGTGAAGATATAAGAACAGCGGCCGAACTTTCGATTTGGGAACAATTCAGTTTAGCTGCATTCTTACAACGACATTGGGCAGATAATCAAGTTAGTTGTACTGCTACATTCGACCCTGAAACTGAATCGCACGAATTACCACACGTGTTAAACTATTTTCAATATAGATTAAAAGGTATTTCACTATTACCAAGACACCCATCAGGAGCATATAAACAAATGCCTTATGAAGCAATTGATGAAAAAAAATATAATACTGAAGTTGGTAGACTTAAATATTTAAGTTTTGTTGGTGTTGAAGGTGAAGAAGCAGAAGTAGATAAGTTTTGTAATAATGACGCGTGTGAATTACCTGGAGAACCCGTAAAAAACGCTTGACTTGTATAGGTTTTTATTCGTATATTCATATAACATAAATAGAGGTGTATAATTTACCAGAATATATTTTACGATAGAAGATCAAATAAAATGCATATTTGGGACGATAAGTTTGGTTATAAAAACTTTCGTTATAAAAAATATGCCTACGTTAAAA